AATTATCTATTGTTCCAGGTGTATTTAATACTGTAATTCCATGCTTCAATGCTAAGCCTGATCTAGGGCGAATATCTGCCACTGCATAGGCTTCTATATGACTAGAAATTTTATTATTGTATTTCTTTTTATAGCTCCACTCTTCAAGTAAATACAATATTTCATTTCCATTAAAGTCTTTTTTAGCTTTTCCGATTCTTTGTCTTTTTGAATATTTAATTGGCAACTCAAGACTAATTCCTGTTTTTACTAAGATTCTGCCTTGAGAGTATAATTTGCACTCGTTCGGCAATCCGTCTGGCAGATGATTTCGATCAAAACAATCAAGATGATCTTCGAAATTAAGATTCTGTTTATGTGTTATATCATAATTATACATCGCCTCCTCTTTGTAATGAATATCTTTTAGTTTTTCACCGCAAAAATCATCGGCATATAAATCCCATAAATCGCCCTCGTTTTCTTGGGTTGGTGCCTTTGCTGTTTTTGTTAATAGTTTTGTTTTAAATGGTATCATGATTTTTTTATTAATTAATAGGTTTTTCCTTGATTGTAGGCTTATAAATCACTCCCTTACCTGCCAAAGCGAATTTAACTATTTCTAGCATCAAGGACAGTCAAGCACTTCAACCTAAAAAGCACTAGCTACAAAATGGCAGGAGGGTATTTTTTAGTTAAAACGGTACATCATCTAGCAAATTCTCTGGCTGGTATCCGTTAGCCTTTGCCTGGTTATGCTTGTCTACCGCTTCAAATTTAGCTTTGTTAATTACTAGTTTTATATAAGTAATTGTCTTTCCTGCTTGATCCTGGAAATTATCCACCATTAATCCAATTTCTGCTTCGAATAATTGACCTCGAGAATCCAAAATTGCTCTTTCTGTTTCTCTGTCTATTTTAGACTTAAAAGCAATAAATGGCAAGCTTTTTGATATATATTTATCATCTTTTTTAGTGGAAATATTGACTTTTCCGCTAATAGATTTTTCGCTTTCTCTTATTTCAAAAGTGCCTTTTTCATATTGATTATTTTCTTTGTTATATGTGTTTGTTATTCTTAGTTTTTGCATAGTTTTTGTGTTGTTATTTTCATTGTTTTTAATTTTATCTAATTGATTTAAGGTATTGATGAGACGGTATAAACTTGTATTATATAGCTTCTAGTTCAGCTAAACAATTCTGATAATTAAAATCATTTTTAAGCATTAATACTTTTCTTTTTGATAATGATAATTTTTGCCATCTTTGAAATCCTAAACTATAAATTGTCTCTTTTTTATCCACATCAAATAAATTAGACAATTTGTTTGCCACATTCTCTGCCACATCTCTTGTAAATATTTGTTTTATTGTGTTAGTCATAGTTTTTTTAATTTAAGTTAATTATATATTTAAGTTTATAATGTAGAATGTTAAAGTCAAGCATAAATATTAAAATATTTTCTTTTTATTGCGATTTTTTTACCCACGAGATAAATCTCATCTTCATATTCAACTGTTGTCTCGTTTATATATCTTCCATGCTTTGGTTGTTCTTTGTGGATAATTTTTAATGATCCAGCTTCGGAAATTCTGCAATTTGTGTTAAATTTTTCTCTTAAAGTCTGCATTACTTCATATGCTTTTCTTTTTGTGTAGATTGCAATTCGTGTAATTTTTAATTTCTTTTCTGCATTTGCTTTTAAAATGCGATCTCTATTTTTTTTATAATATTCTTTTTTCTTTCTTGCTATTTCAGATTTATTTTTTATATAATATTCGCTTTTTTTTCTTATTACTTTTTCTTTGTTTTCTTCGTAATATTTTTTGCCATATTCTTTTAATCTTGTTTCGTTTTTTTTTCTATATTCTTTGTAGTACTCTTTTTTTTCTTCTTTTGTTTTCATAATTATTTTAATTTAATGTTGTTATCTTTTATTTCCTGTAAAATTCTTTCTATTGATTTTGATATATGCTCCATAATTATTTAATTTATTTCTAAAAATCTTCCAAAATTACCTTGAATCATCACATTTGAAACCCCAGTTCGTCCATGCCTATTCTTAGCAATTATTATTTTTCCAGCATCTGAAAAATATCCGTCCTCCTTATCTTCATTCCTATCTCTATGTAGTATCATGGCAACGTCTGCATCTTCTTCTATACCTCCGCTGCTTTTGAAGTCATTAATTGTTGGTTCTTGATTACTTCCTTCAACTGCTTTTCTGTTAATTTGTGCAAGTGCTAAAATTGGAATATCAAATTGTTTTGCTATTGATTTTAAAGCTGTTGTGTTCTCTTTTATTATTAAAGACTCGTTCTTATTTCTAGTGTCCTCACCTTTCATAATCTGGATATAATCCACAACTACCAAGTCTACTGGTTGTTTGTCTATCTGATTTTTAATAATTTGTTTTATTTGTGTTATATTTAGTCCAGAAGAGTCATTGACATATATTTTCATATTTCTCAATTCTTCTTTAGCCTCCTGCAAATCTGCTACTTCGGATTGGTTTAGGCATTTTTTCTGAATCTTCCAATTATCAATAGACTTCATGTTTGACAAGAATTTATACATTACATTTCTTTTATCTACTTCTAACGAGATAAAGAGGCATCTTTTACCTGATCGACTTGCATTTAATATAATATTTTGCCCTATTGTCGTTTTGCCGACGGAAGGTCTTGCCCCTATAATATAAAGCTGTTTTGCATAAAGTCCGCCATTTATAAGATTGTCTAATTTAGAAAATCCTGTTTCGACAAATTTATCACTCAAGCCCTCTGCATCTTCTTTGTCAAGATCGTCAAGAATGTCAGAAGTGCATTGCGTTTGTTTTTTAGGTTCTTGAAATTCTAATCCTGCAATTTTATTCTGGAAGTCTGATGATAAATAGTTAAAACTTTTTTCTTGTAATTCGTTTTTACAATTTTCTATTAACTCGTAAAACTCTCTTTTTTGCCATAATTCAATTAATGTTTTGGCATAACTTCTTAAATCAGCAACTCCATTTGCTAATTGCATTAATATCATTAAGTATTTAGAGCCTCCCAAGTCTTTAAATATCGTATTGTTTTGCATAAAATTTTTAAGTGTGACAGGATCAGCAGTTCCTCCCTCTCTTCCAATGCGAATAAACTCCTTCCAAATTTCTTGATGTTCGATATAAGAAAAATGCTTTGATTCTAAAATATCAGCTACATTTAATAACAAGCTGTTATTCATTATTGCAGTTCCTAAAATAATTTGCTCTGCTTCTTGATTTTCGTAAATAGTCATAATTAAAAATTGTATTCTAACCCATTAACCCCTAATTCTTTTTTTAAAGAATTTAATATCTTTTCTTTAAAATCATTAGAAAATGAATTATATTTATAAAAATTATCTTTGGTCATAAATAACTTTGCTTTATTTGACCGTGTGACCTCTATTTTATTTATTAATGTGTCATTCATCATTTTATTGATTAAATCGACTGTGTGTTGCTCTCTGTTTGATTCTGATTGATTATATTCATCTTTCCAGCACTCTTGATTTAACCATGTCGCAGGATATTTCCAGAATTGACTGTCTTTCGATCTATTTTTAATATAGCTATCTAATCCTGCCATGATATTCTCAAAGCTGTCTTTCTTTAATGCTGTCTTGAGTTTATTTTTAACATCACTAGGACTTTTCTTTTTTCCGTATCTATTATAAAATTCTTCAAATTGTTCATTCAATACATTTTCATTCTTCATTATACATTCTACATTTACATTTTCATTTACATTGCCTTCTGTTTTGCTTTCATCTTGCTTATTTTTTGCTTCTGGTTTGCTTATTTTTTGCTTCTGTTTTGGTTTTGTTCCGTTTATATATTTCTTATTATTAGCTTCTAATTGAGGCTTGATTAATGTAAATATTGTTTTAGATAATCCAGATAATTCAACCTCTTTAAAATTAAGAGAATACTCAGCTATTGCATTGTAAATTTCTAATTGATTTTCGTTTGGAAGTTCTTTTATTGCTTCGTAAAATGATCTGTAAAAGATATAACTATCTCTAGTATTTTGATGTGTCATTGAACCTTGTATAATATGGGCGAGGGGCGAGGTTCAAAACACCCCTCATAATAATAAACTGTCTTTATATTGAACCTAAGACAAAATCAGGGAGGTTGCTCCCGATATGTCAGTACCAACCTCGCCCTATAAAATATAGTATTTATTAAATAATTTTAAAAGTCAAGTAATTATTTATATTACTACATAATTAGTTATTTCTTTTAGATAATTAAAAGCTTCAAGAAAGTTTCTAAATTCTTTTTTTAATTCGTGTCTATTCCATTTTTTGTTATGGTCGATTGTGTGATCTGTGTTCTTCCAAACTTTAAAATTTTTACCAAATCTTGAGAATCCAAATTTTACTGCTTCATTTTCTCGATAAGAGACTAGATAATTTTCGAATTGTGATGTTGAAATATTATGTAATTCTATGCTTAAGTTATTACTAAGATTTTGTAATAATTGCAGTTTTCTAAATTCATTTTTCATAGCTTTTTATTTAAGTTAATTATTTAACTAACTTTACAATGTAAAATGTTAAAATCAAGAAAGAAGTCCTTTTTAAAATTTCCGCCCGAAAATTTTAAACAAAGATAACTGCAAAGATCAGGAGGAGGAAAACTAAAACCTCCCCCCTTCAATCATGCAACTTTTGAGGGTGCTGTAATTAACTTAAATCAAAGATGAGATACACCCTCATGGGGAAATGAAAACCCCCAAAAATATTTTAATATAATAAAAATTAATTTGCAAATAATACTTGACTTTAACATTTAAGCTTGTAAACTTAGTTAAGTAATCAACTTAAATATCTTAAATATGTTAAACAAACTAACAAAAAAAATCTTATTAAAAGAGCATAAATTCGATATGTTCTATATATATAAAACAGATTTTCATAATGAATTTTATTTAACTAAATTATCTAATCTAAATTTATTAAAATCTTTTTTGGTAAAATTATTAATTAAATTTGTGTAATTATGATAAATTTAAAAGACACAGCAATAGCAACTATACTTGTTTTGATCTTTGTTTTCTGTAGTGGATCAGCTTTTTTATATGGGGTAAATCATTGTAAATCTCTTTATAATAACAATGATGAAATTAGACAATGCTTAAATATTTAAATTATGATTTATACAATAGAAACGAACAAAGGAGGATTTGAAGGCGAATCAATAGAGGAAATTATCGCAGTTATAGTGTATGATTGCATTTCCAAAGATTGGATACCTGATATTAAAGATATTTTTTGCAATGGCGAAGAAACAGATTATAATATTTCTCAAATTCAAAAACAAATTGATGATGAGATAGATTATACTAATAAATATGAGGGCAGAATTGATCATGAAGGAAAAGATACAAATTATTTTGAAAAAAGACTTGACCTTTAACATTTTAGGTTGTAAACTTAAATATATAATTAACTTAATCAAAAAATCATGAAATATAAATTAACAAATAAAAAAATTGTTGGAAATATTGCCTTTTACCAAATCGAAGCTTTAAAAGACTTCTTAAATGTAAAAAAAGGAGATTCTGGAGGATGGATAGAGAAGGAGAGTAATTTAAGCCATCACGGCAACTGTTGGGTTTCTGGTGATGCTAGAGTTTCTGGTGATGCTGAGGTTTTTGGTGATGCTAGAGTTTCTGGTAATGCTTGGGTTTCTGGTAATGCTTGGGTTTTTGATGATGCTAGGGTTACTGGTTATGCTAGGGTTACTGGTGATGCTCAGGTTTTTGGTGATGCTGAGGTTTTTGGTGATGCTAGAGTTTCTGGTTATGCTAGGGTTACTGGTAATGCTTGGGTTTCTGGTGATGCTAGAGTTTCTGGTAATGCTTGGGTTTTTGGTAATGCTAGAGTTTCTGGTAATGCTATAATTAATTAACTTAAATTAAAAACAAAAATCATGGCACTTAATACATATACAGAAAATGAAAAAAAGACTATTGATTCTATAAATACACAAATAGATTCAATAAATAATGCTATTGCTAAAAAAACTATCACTCCTGGCGATGGCGAAGAAATTATTGATAAGCTATATAGCAAAATATCAGTAATTATGGGACAATCAGTTAACAGAACAAATTATTAAATTATGACAGAAGAAAAAAAATATAACTTTGGAGAAAAAACAAAAGAATTTGTTGAGGGGGTTGAATTACCAGTATGGCAAAGCCCTAAATATATCCAATCAAAGCGAAAAGCAATAGAACTTATTGAAAAAGGAGATTATGGATTAAGTGAGGGAGATTTTTGGATATTAAAGAATAAAATCAAAAAAACTACAATGATGTATAGTGGTTTAATTATAAGCCATAATGGTTGCTTAAAAATAAATGATAAACTTGATGATAAATTAAAATTTAAACCAGACTCAGTCAGTTTTCTTAAAGATGAAAATCAAGAAAAAGTAATGCAATATATTAGTATAAGTCAAGGCATATATGAGTTTGGAGAGTTATCCTCTTTTAATTGTAAAAATCAATACCCTTACGCGATGGTATTAAAACGTTTAATGGATAGGGTTATCCTTAAAAATAGCAAAGTTGGATTTTTCGGTATTTATTCGGAAGCTGAGAGTGATGAGTTTAAGAAAGAACCAGATTTGAAAAAAGACGATATTTTAGAAGAGGAAAGACAATCTTTATATGATGAGTGCAAAGACTTAAGAGATAGTATTATAGGCGAGTTAGAGATGGCTATTAGTTTAGATAATTTAAGAGCAATTTGGGAAGAGAATGAAAAAGACATAAAAACTTTAAAAAGCAGAATGCCTAAAATGCATGAAACTGTGGAAAAAAGGAAAGAAGAATTAAAAACTAAATTACAATAAAAATGACTATAAAAGAATTAGAAAATAAAATAATTTCTATTAGTAATTTGGTGGATAGGTTTGATGATCTTTTTAAAGATAAACAGACTATCCCTACAAAGCATGCTAAAAGATTTTTAAATAACCTAAAATTACAATTAAATGAAATCAAATAAATTAACAAATCAAGCAATTAATAATATAATTGGTAGGCATGTGAAGAATGTTAGATTATCACATAAGAAAAGTCGCAATCAAATAGGAAAAGCTATTAATATTAATCCTCGAACTTTAGAGGAAAACGAAAAAGGAAAATATAAATTCACTCTTGAGCGATTATTTTTTATAGCAGATAGTCTTGGTATATGTGTTACTGAATTAATTCCTGCCAAATTAAAGGGAAGAATTAACAAGAACAATAAGACTAATTCCGATAAGAATATATGAAGCTATCATAATTAATAGTTTAGTTAATATGGCGGTTATAATAATTAAAATTTTTTAATATGCAAGAATTAAAACAAATACAGGAAGAAAATAGAAAAGCTGTAATCATGGCTTGTAATCCAGAAGCAAAGACTTATGAGGAGGCTTTGGAGATGGAGTTGGGATTTGGTTGCGAGTTGAGTGTTAATGATAATATTTTGTGTTATATCAACGAGGATCCAGTTTATAATGATGAGAAACCAATTTTTAATAAATACACTCTCGAAGAAGTAAGAGAAATTTCAACAAATAGGTTTACAAAAATAGATAAATTTAAATTAATTGGCTGTAATGATTTAAGGGATTTTAAAGATGTTAAAATTATAGGCAAACCCCTAACCCTAAACAGAGTTTTGGTTGCTTTGTCTGATAAACTATATCAAATGGACATTTGGCAGGAGGTTTATATTACAAATTTAAAGTTTTTGACAATGTCAGCTTTTGGAGGTGTTAGGCTTGAAGAAACTGTAATATTTGAGTGGAATTTAACAAAAGAGACTCTTGAAGAACAGAGTGAGGAAACTCAAAGAAAAATAAATAAATTATTAATATGAAAGAAAAAGATTTAAAAATTCACATAGAAAAGTCTTTTAGATTTTGTAAGTCAGAAAATGTAGAAAAGGAATTTACCCAGTTAAAAACTTACATTCAGCTTTTAAATAAAAAAAAGGAGGAATTTATATTAAAAGTAATTACTGGGAAAAAGACTCATCCACAATTAAAAGCTTTTTATAGTGCTAGAGATCAATTATTACCGCAATATAACAAAAGAGAAGAAGAAAGAGGTGAGGAAACTTTTTGCAAAGAGCAGTTTAAATATGCTTTGAAAATTGTAGGTAAATGGCATATAGAAAAGAATAATCAATTTATTCCTAAATCTTTTGATGATATAAGTAAAGATGATATGATGATGGTGTTAGATAATATTAATAAATGGGCGATGATAAGTGGCTTTTCGTTGTGTATTGATAAGCAATTAATGGATTTAATAAAATAATTATGAGTAATAAAAATATAATAGAGGGTCTTAAAATATTAAATAGTTATTGTGAGGATGGTTGTGATAGTATATACTTAACTCATGATACTGTGTGGTTTACGAGTGTTGGAGATATGAAGGATGAAGATATAGAAAAATTAATAGACTTAGAATGGTTTCAAGAGGGTACTATTGACGAATATCAGTTAGACGGAGGAAGTGATTTTAAATTAAAACATTTTAATCCTGATGAAGATTGGACTTATTATGTATAAATAATTATGACAGAATTAACGACTAAACTTCTCAAGGAAGCCATGGATAGATTATATAAAGAGGTCACCGATCATAATTCGCAAGGAAAAGCTAAATGGAAAAAAACTAAAGAAGGATATAAATATTCTAGGAAGCACTTGGTTTTTATTAAAAATGGTAGTACCTTTTCAGAGTTGAAATTTACGATTAAAGTAATGAGTAATTTTTGCGAGATTTTTGGCTTTAAAAACTTTTGGCAATTAAAACATTATAACCCTAAATTAGCTGTTGCGGCTCTTAAAATTATTGAAGATTATGATAATTGAATTATTTGATCTTCCAAAAATATCTACAAATAAGATTTATGCAGGAGTGCATTGGAGACAAAGAAAACAACAGAAAGATCAATTTTTATTATTGACAAATTCGTTTAAAAAATTGGAGAAGGTAGAAAGAAAAGTTGATTTAGAATTTACTTTCTATTTTAAAAAGAAACCTCTTGACAGTTCTAATTGCTCATATCTTGGAAAATTATTAGAAGATTGTCTTGTTGCTCATGGAGTATTGCAAGATGATACGATTAAATTTGTTGATAAGGTTAGTTATCAAAGCTTGAAAGGAGATCAAAATAAAACTATAATTAAAATTAAATAATAAAATGAAAGTATTAGTAGCTTGTGAAGAATCTCAAAGGGTAACAATAGAATTTAGAAAGTTAGGAATAGAAGCTTATTCTTGTGATGTACTGGATTGTAGCGGTGGCTATCCCGAGTGGCATATAAAAGGTGACGCTATAAAAGAAGCTTATAGTGGTAAATACGATATGATGATTGCCCACCCTCCTTGTACTTATTTAAGCAATGCGGGGGCTAGGTTCTTATATCCGAAAGGAATTTTAAACCAAGAAAGATATAAAAAAGGATTGGAAGCAAAAGATTTTTTTATGAAATTATTAAATGCTCCTATTGGCAAAATTTGTGTTGAAAATCCTGTTCAGAGTAAAATTTTTAATATTCCGAAATATAGTCAAATAGTTCAGCCTTATTATTTCGGTGATCCTTTTAAAAAAAAGACATGTTTGTGGTTAAAGAATTTACCTTTATTGAGGCATACACATGTTGTAAACGCTCCTGAAAGTACCAAAATAGCTGGTAATTGGTTTAATAAGGGTGGTAAAGATAGGCAAAAAAATAGATCAAAAACATTTGAAGGAATAGCAAAAGCAATTGCTAACCAATGGGGAAATGAAAAAATAAAACTATAATTAAAATAAAATGAAAGCAACTAAACAAGAAAGGGCTTATATGGGTCGTGTTGCCGAATTAGGCTGTGTAATCTGTGGAGGAATACCAGAAATACATCATAACACGAAAAATAGAGGCTATGGAACTAAGTCAAGCAATTATGATATAATGCCACTATGCCCTCACCACCATCGAGGAGAAGAGGGTATTCATCACATAGGGGTAAAAACATGGGAAGATAAATATGGTGATCAAGATGATCTAGTGAAGCAAGTTAAATTAAGAGTATATGCTGATATATTACAAAATGATTATCCAGAATATGAAGCGGAAAGAATTGGGAAGAGTGTGAGGGAGTTAGAAAGTTTTATTTTAAATAATGAGATATGACTAAAGTAAAAGATATAACATTTCACTATACTAAAGATGAAATGGTAAAAGAATTAATACCCATAATACCTATGGGTATTGAAGACTCTATATTAGATGCGGGGAGTGGTCTAAATAAAATTTGGTTTAATAATTTTTATCAGAAAAATAAGTTTGAATGTGAATTAGAAGATGGGTGTGATTTTTTAGTTGATTGGGTACAGAAAGTTGATTGGGTAGTTGGAAATCCCCCATACCATCTAAGTTGGAAATTTACAGAAAAAGCAACGCAGATAGCTAGTAAAGGTATTGCTTGGTTAATAAATAATCAAGCTTTAAATTCCCATTGCACTCCAAAGAGGGTGATGCTTATGAGACTACGAGGTTTTTACCTTAGTAAAATACATGTAGTTTCTGATAAACGCTGGTTCGGTAGATATTATTTTGTAATATACACTAGGAAACCAAATGATTTTTTAACATCAACAATGAAAAGTTTTTAAATGAGATATGATTTATTCTGGAATAATAACTAAAATATAATTTTGGAATTTTGCTCTTCGATATTTAGAGTAAAATTATTAGGTAATATCTTTTTTAGATATCTTAATGTGTATAAAGAATTTTTTATATATAATGCGTTATTATGTTCTGATATAGTATTACCGACTAAAACGCATCCTTCAGTATGACTTATATCATTTCCTTCATGAATTTCAATTAAGCCTCTACCAGGAACATCGTAAATCCTCCACCATTTAAATCTTCCAGTATTATCATTTTTAACTTTGTATTTTCCTGTTGGGATGCAGGATATTATGCGTTGGTTATCTATCCAGGGATTTTCTAATGTGTGGGCTATTCTTTTATTTTGATAATACATAACTCCTCGAACTCCATATTTACTTAATAAAGTTCTTTGTAAAGTTACTTCTTTTGATGAAAACATATTAATTTAAATTTTTAATTACATCAGATCCGACATAAGGGTTATGATAATCTATTGCTTCTTCTAATTTTTTAACATACTTGAAATCTTTTTCTTTTTCTAAGATCAGAATGCAAAGTCCGAATTTATCTTTCACAGCAGAGTAAGATAATACTTGACCTAAACATTCAGGCCATTTCCTAGCAAAATCATATTCAATAACAAAATGCTTAGTCTCGCAATCAATTCTACCTCCTTTAATCGCGACTTCTGTTTTACCACCTCTTGCCTTACAATCAATAGCTTGATATTCCTTTTCAAACTTCTTATTTTTAGCATAAAGATTGCCAGTAGCTAAAAATAAGATAATAATTATTTTAAATATAGTCATGTTAAAAAATTAATTCGTCGTCCATTATCGTTTATTAAAAATATTTATTATATACAACCCCAAAAGCATTTTTAATGCTTAACTCATTATTACGATCAAACCAATAAAAACCATAATAATCATTACCTTTAAATATACCAGCACCTAATCCTCTTAGCAAGCTAGATTTTTTAGTAATTAATCCATTATAATTATCATAAACATTAACATTTGATAAAATTATAGAAGTAGATGATTTAATATATTTAGTTTTAAATGCTTTTCCTAAGGCACAACTATCGCTTAAAAGTTTTCTTTTAATCTGGCCATTTGAAAATCTAATCTTTGTGGATTGCTGTAATAAGCGATTTGTTGAGCAGCTTAAAAAACTATCTTTCTTGAATAATGTTAAGCCTACATTAAAAGATTTTAACTGATCTTTTAATCTTCCTAAATGCTCGTTTTTGTTTATTTGATTATTATCTGTGTTGTGGTATGTTATAGTTTTTCCAATAAATGGCTTATATTCTGCACCATAAACTCTATCTGCCGCAGCAATAGACATTAAAATTATAACGAATAAAGCTATTGCATATATTATATTAATTTTCATTGCACTTTCTATTTAAATATTGCATTTCATTATAATTCAAGTTCTTAATATCTTCTAACTCTAAATTTTCTAAAACCTCTATTTTTGACAGAAGAGAATCAGGAATAGGTTTGTAAATTTCGCAAAAGCCATTAACATTAATTAATTCAATCTGCTTTTGCTTTACGCAACTGCTTAATAATATCACGAGGAGACTTGTCAATAATGCTGTTTGCAATTTCTCTATCAATCTTAGCATTTTCTTTATATTTTTTAATTTGTTCTGACATTACTTGATTATCTTCTTGAGCCTTTTCAAGATCGAAATCTTTTTTAGCAACCGACTTACCTTTAAAGTAAGCTCCTATTAAAGCAATAATACCACCTATTATTGATCCTACAATAGTTCTCATTTCTTGTTAATTACTATTTTTTTATCTTCAAAAACCCCCCATCCTAAAAGAGCCGCACCAAAACCAACCAACCATATGACAGGTGATATTAATTCTTCAAAGGGTACTTTTGGGGTTATGAAACAGCATAAAATCACAAGAAAAACAATTAGAGCAGTTCCAACTTTTAAAGCTAGAGAACCATATTTTCGTTTACTTGAAAAATTACCGTGAAAATCTTGTAAAAAAGAGTAGTTCATAATTAAATTTTAAATAGTGAGGTATTTAATATTGTGTTTGAGGTCCAAACTCAATTTTAAAAGCAAACATTTAGAATGTCAAGTAATATGTTACCAGCATATAATGCAAAAGCTAAACCAAAAGTAATTCCAAAAGATGCTATTCCAATTTTTATTGCACAGACTATACCACGAAAGAATATTCTTCCTTGTCGTCTATGTTTTCTAAAATGTTCTAAATACGGATTAACTCCGAGCAGGTCTTTTATCAGCTCCTTATCGTCATTTTTCATTGTCTTTATTATTACCCATACGATCAAAGAATCTCACTTCTACATCTTTTAAAGAATCTCCGTATTTTTTAAAGTTAGAATTTAATTCTTTTATATATTTTATTGATATTTCAGCGTTTTCATTATTATGTTTCTTTACTCGTTTTATTTCTTCTTTTAATTCTTTATTTTTTGTTATTTGAACTTGTTTATTATGCTCATCTAATTTTTCTATTTCCTTCTGCAATCGATATATTTCTTTTTTATTTTGTTCTGATTGAGATTTTAAATTATAAACTATGAAAAAAGTTATAGCCATGAAAGGCGTTATCTCGGAATTAACAACTAAAGAGGCAATTTTTATTATAGTGTCCACAGCATTCTTTTTTTAACTTTACTGCTTAAGCCCTTAAGCAAATTCTTAACCTCATCATTGTTGCATTTTTTTTCTTTGTTTGTGTTTGTTAATATGTAAACAATTATAACTCCTCGGTGATTTTTTATTACTGTAAAAGCTAAATCATTTATTTTTCTATGAGTAACATTTAATGTGTCTTGAATTGTTTTACATTTTGGCAATTCGTTTATATTATCAAATAAACTTACTCCTTGATTAGGAATTGAGTTAATAAAAGAATATGTACATTTATCTATTTCTTTTTCTTTTTGATATGCAATATTACCTTCCTTAACATCATTAATAAAATTATCATCTATCACTGTATAAAGTTTTGAGTAGGAATAAGTTTTTTTAAATATTCCCTTAACTGGAATTACAGATAAATAGTAACCTTTACCGCATTGTTTTAGTACTTTTTCTATCTCTTTATGCTCGAAATCATAAAATGCTCTAATGCTCGATCTGTTATAATCTAAATAAAATAAAAACAGTAAAATACAAATTAATGAAAATGATATACTCGGTAATTTAGTTTTCATATTTAACTATAAATTTAGGATTTATATTATCAAAATGTTTAAAACCAACCTCCACAAGTAATTCAAAAAGCTCTTGAGGTGTGTAATATCTAGCTAATAAATTTTCTGGCAATAATACAGCTTTCTTTAATGCTCTAAGAACACCTTCACTGCAAAATTGCTCTTTTCTTAAAGATGGTTCTTTTAATGATGAAGGGATAAGGCAATCTAAATTAGAATATAAAGCCTTGCTAAAAGGATATTTAGCTCCTTTGGTTAAAATCCAATGGCTAAGCATTGCTTCTAATTGTTTTTTTGTTATCTTTTGTGGTCGTAATACATCAATAGTTACAAAATCATATTTTGAATTTACCCAATTTTGCAATGGCGTTAATATAGTACCTTTTTTAGCATTAGCTTCGGCAATTTTGCCATTGATAAATTGTGCAGCATGCTCATATTGTGAAAGAGTCGTTGCTTGAATTAAAAACCTTGCAGGGAATAATATTGCAGATTTACATGTCAATTTGCTTGAGCAAAAAATTACATCTCCTTCTTTAACTTTAAAACTCATTATATATTAAAATTTAATTTATTATTAAGTAAATAGCCTTTAGTAAAGTCGTATGATTCAACATCTTTAATGCTTGTTAATGATTCTATTGCTTTTGTATGAGTTCTATATTGCTTAAAATTAGTTCTAGTAATGTTAAAAACTGCATACTTAAATTGCTTAAGCTGTGATAATTTAAGCGGCAACCATACACCAGTTGCGATTTCCCATTCAAAAGTAATATCATTATGAGATTTTCCTGTTACATCGGACTCATTTTCTAAATCATTAATAATTTCATTGAACCATTTTCTTGTTGTTTCGTAATTAGTACTTACTTGGAATTTTTCATTAATAGTCAATATTCTTACTTCGTCTGATTCGTGGAAAGTTTCAAGTTCTGCAATTTTTTTATTTTTAGCTTCCTGTAATAATTCTGCATTAATTTCTTCTTGACTTGCCTCAATATATTGATCTCTTATATTTTTACTTAATTGTAGATAATTATCTACTTCAAAAGTTTTAATCTCCTTTGTTTGTTTATCTTTTAAATATATCATAATTTAATATTGTTTAATGGAATCAAACCAACCTAAAGTCGTTACATTGAAATTATCCAATGTTGCAAAACTGGAAATATAAGAGATTTGACCAGAATCATTGCTCAATATATTTTTTTCTATTGCTCCTAAGTAATTAATGTCCGACAATAGATCAGCATTAGCAAATGTTGGAGATAAACTATTGTCATAAGGTGATAATAAATTTACATAAACATCCGCTGTATTAGCTCTATACATTGAAGCTCTAATTTTCACAACAACATCACGAGGTACGGTTACTGCGAAATTTACTTTAGAAGTAGACGCACTTCCTGCAATAGCTAAATCTAATATTTTTGTGGCATATTCAAAATGATATGAGCCATCAGGATTAAAAAGATATTCACCATTCCTTATATTACCTGAGCCATCAGTCCTTAATGCGGCAATTCTTTTTTTCTTAGTATAACCACTTGGTAAAATAGGTGAGACATGAGAAGTGGAAAATAAAAAATCTGCTGTTGAGGTTGTAGGGTTGTATATTGCAAACATAAAATATGTGCTATCCGCCGCAACCGATCCAGTATCAAGACCACCTTGATTAGTTCCTGCCGACCAACTATTATCAATTTGTTTAGTCAATGCTGTTGCTACCGCTTGACCTGATCCATCATCAAAATTAAAATTACCAGCAGTAAAATCAATATCGTGATCTGTGTCTGTACCATTTGAGATTGTTATTGGATTTGGTAAATAACTAACCCCATAATTTGTTGTTGTTGATTTTGTTAAGTTATTAGCATCAAAATAAGGTGCTTGTGGATTGTTTAAAATAAAGTCAGTACCATCATAAATAACTTTATAATATTGATCTTGCTGTAAATCTCCTGCTTCCAAATCTAACTTAGAACCTGCACCATCATATTTTTTAATGTTTTTAGCACCTACTGCACTAACATTTAAGGTTGATGCTCCTGTATTATCTGCATTAACTTTTAAATTAAATTCTGATCCTGTTGCATAAGCTGTAATAGCAGGAGAAGTGCTAGCTGTGTAAGTATCTGCTGAACCTCCGAGAGTTCCTAAAGTTCCATAAGAATTATCCTGCACTTGACCTAGTGCGATTGAATCTGTTCTTGCTGAACCGTTGGCAAGTCCTGTTATTTTCTTACTATTAAAAGGGATGTTTGCGGTAATGGTTGTTTGACCATCTTTTGTAATACAATTTGAAAGTCCAGTTGCAAAACCGTTGTCCTCACCGTCCATTCTAGATGGTTCAATATTAATCCCGTTCCCTGCATCGGTTGTCCAGTTATAAATTCTGTTAAATGTTCCTGATCCGTTAAAAGCCATAATTTTATAATTTATTTTCTAGGTTATGTAAAATTAGTTTAAAAGTCAATTACAATCCCATCTCTTTAATGCTAATCCTTTTCTAGTTAATTTACCATTTTTAGAGGTAGGTCCTTTTACTCCTGACATTCTAGCACAAAAAGATTTTCTTCTTGCCGCTGCTGTTTTACTTTTACTTGCTTGTTTAGCAGTAACAGGTGCTTTTAAATTGCTTCCAGTTGCTTTATTATATTTAGCTCTACCTTTGGCTGTTAATCCTCCTTTCTTGGATTTTTCACCTCTGCCTATTGATAAACTAACTGATTTCTTTTTCATTTCTTTTTATATGGTTTAGCTGTTTTTTTAGCTTGTTTAAATGCTTTTGCTGTTGGTGCACCTTTAGAACCTTTCTTTCTCATAGTTTCACCGCTACCAGCTTTTATTCTTTTTCTTTTTGCGTGTATGTTTGCGTATAATCCTTTTGGCATAATTTTATAATTTATTGTTAATCATTTTGCAAAGCTTGAGAACCTAATAACTCTGGTCTTAAAGACCTTACAAAATCTTTTAATATTCTTTGTTGTGTTTTACTTTGTTCTTTATTTATTATATTCTG